CCCCAATCGTAAGAACCCGAAGCAAGGCTTGTACTTTTTTTGTACTGCGTAACGGAAACACTATATTTACTTATAATGCCTCTATTATCTGATGATGGAGTAAAATTTGTATTTATATATCCTACATTTGCCGTAAATCCATCATTAGGAACAAAAGTCGGAGAATTTACAAAAACTGCATTGCAATAATTGCCCTTCATGTTTAACAACGCACCCTGACTTGTCGGATTCTGCAAAAGGTAAATGCAAACTTTTTTATCCCATAACCCTGCTGCCTTCTGTGCCTTGATAAAATTATCTACTTTTCGTTTAAATGAATCACTTGGCTGTGTCGTCAACCTTGCAAAATAAGCCAGTGCGTCTACATCATAAATAATTCTGTATGCACCATAACCAACGCCAATACCAACGCATATTGCAAGTTGCGAAAATACAATGTCACAAAAAAATAACGAAGAAAATAATATGACAAAACGCTTCATCATTTGCCTATATACAATGTCGTTACACCATTTGCCGTCGATTTCACAACTGTTTTTATCACCTCTGGATTCCATCCCGGAGTGAATTTCCACACCACTGTGTCTTTTCTGCCATCGATAAATACTACTTTTAATTGAATCGTACTATCTTTTACATTTTTAATTCTAAACCCGCCGCCATAATCTGTGTAACTACTCGATTCAACGCTGATAATTTTTCCATAAGTTATGTTGACGGATTCTTTTTTATTGTCAACATTCCCTTTATCGGCACGAAAAATAATTAGTGCAATAATGCACAACAAAACAATAGATATTTTTTTGTAATTCATATTTATTTTTTTTAATCACCAATAATTTTTATTTTTCTATAATTTTTTATTTGATAGTTTTTCCATTCATTATAATCAGCGGACTTTATGCATAAAAAATTATAAACATTATCTCTTAATGCCATAACCTTTTCGTTTACTTTGCTTGTTATCATTGCCATCTGAACGTCTGTCAACGGCTGACTTAACTCATCAATTTTTTGTACAACGCCAAATGCAGTAAGATTTACGGAATTTTCGTCAAGCAATCTTTTATATGTACAATAAGCATGAAACATCTTAATACCATGCAAATAATATTTATCGCCCGAATTATTTTCGTATTCTCCGCCATTATATAACAATGACAATCTTTCCGTCTGTAACGATGGACTTGTATTTAAATCATTCAATAATGCGTTTGTAAGATCCCATCCAAGAAGCGGAATAATATCAAAAATCTGTGCCTCACGGATGAAGCGTGTCATCTGTGCTGATGATATATTGCTCGATACACGACAATAAGTCGTTACATCATTGGCTGTTATTAGTAAGTCCATAAAAATTTAATGGCTCAATTTTTATTTCGTCTAAATTTACATTAAAAACAGAATGCGAAAAAATTAATTTAATATCGTCTTCAATCATTTGTCTGTCGGCATCTGTAATTGAATTGTAAAAATCGTAAGCATCTTTGATTTCATTCGCTGTTCCCAACTTCCCGGCCACAAGTTCTCCTCTTAATACTGGCGGCTGCATGAATATATTACCAATATTTGACTGGACTGATTTTTCGGAATACTCAAACTCCTTATCAAAATTTTGAACTTCAAAGGGCGTGAACTTGGGAATTTCTTCAATTCTATCTACCTCAACGTGCAAAATTTTACATGCCGCTGAATCGCCCTGCATTTCTTTTATTGCATCTGCAATAGTCCCATTATTATATTCTTCATCAGCCTTTGCACTACCAATTGTTGCCAATATTCCAGACGGCAAATAATTATTTTTTACGTTCCTGTATTTTATCGTCGCAATACCATCTTCTGTTGCAACATCAGAAATTACTGCATCATAAATTGGCGTCGGATATGTATTAATGCCCTCATTTGACACATACAATATTTGACCATTATATTTTTCAATTCCACCTGCCGATTCAATTTCATTCAACACATTAGAAGGATTGAAAGAATTAATAAACACAAACCTGCTTGTATCAACATTGGCTCGTTTTCTACAATCCCAATCATCACAATAAACAAAGCGACCAGTAATTTCTCGTTTATCATCGATTTCAAATCTTAAAAATTCCAAAGGCACATGATATATAGAAGTAATTTTGCCATTTAAATTGTAATTTACATGCCATGCCCTTCCGCCAAACGTAACGTAATCAGATACAATCAAGCGAAGAACATCAATAAAACGTTCGCCATTTTCATTTATGACAATATTATTTATTGTCTTTATTCCACGGCCTAAAACAAAACGAAAATATATATTAAGACATTTGGTTAGGGTCCCGGAAGAAGATTTCAAATCGAGAATCTTCTGAGGATAATCATTGCCCTTGCCATAACAGCGGATTTTCTTCGACACATCCGCCGGTACTTCAATGCGTTGTTCCGTTTTTAATAACGATACCTTCATTTATTTTCCTGTTTCTTTTTTCTTCCACGTTTTTTCTTTTGTGTCTCTTCAATTTCTTTGATTTCTTCAACTTCAGAAAAATCTTTTTTTATTTCTTCATCTTCTAATGTAATCTCATTTTCAACTTTCTCAATTGTTTCTTCTTTTTTCTTTTTAAGTCCACATCTTATTTCCCAATCATTAGGATAACTTTCAAAATATTTTATTAATCCGGGATTTTCCGACAAAGCAATTTCGGCAAGTTCGTCAGTTACAGAAAAACGATTAAAAACAATAAGCCCGTTTTTCGCTTTAATAATTATTGCTCCTGGTTTTAATTTATATTCTGATTTCATATGTTCAATAAGTTTGTTTTTCTTTTTTAGATTTCTTAATTCGAAATATGCATCTGAAATACAATTGCTACAACTAATGTTTAATGGTTTTTTAAAATTTATTTCATATAATTTTTTTATTAATCTCGCTTCTTCAGGCGTATACTTAGATGAAACAATATTATCTGGAATTATATCGTCGAATTTCATTTTCTCATTATCTTGTTTTTATTTATTTTTTAAAGGGGCACGTTATTATACGTACCCCTTAATCAAAATCATACAAGGGCTTCAAGGGCCGCCTTAGTTGTATTAAGATCGGTTATAAAAAACGTCTTAGCTGGATAATGTTCTTTTCCAAAATCTCCAGTGGAAAATGTACATACCCAACCAGCCCGTAAGTCCTTATCATCAGGATTCCGCTTGCATTCTGTCATTTCAAGACCATTTGTGTATCCAAGAATTTCATACACAGAATTTCCATTTGCATTTTGATAGCGATTTTTAATGATGAACACAAAACGTCCGTTTGCAAGTTCATCAATTCTTTCTTTAATATCGGGGGAATTATCAAAAATTCTTATTGTCAATTTTTGTTCCCACTCATTGATGTAACGTCCTTTAACAAGAGAGTTTTCATATTCATTAGAATAGCGAAATCCAGTGATTTTAAATCCAGATAACGCCGGCGATGCACTCTTCAACGTAATCCCCTCAATGATGTTATCATTTTGCGAATTGAGCGTGAAACTATCAATGTCTTCATAATTGATGACATATATTTCATCGTCAATTCCCTGGACTAACGGATAAGTGCACGTCGCCGTAATACTTTCAGTTAACTTTTTATAGCAAGCCATAATTCATTTTTTTTAAATTCCAACTTGCACGAGAGTGTCATCAAGAATCAGGAAGTCGAACTTATCAGAAGCCTCAACTCTCCAATAACGTGTACGTGGGTCGTAATTCGATGCAACATAATTAATTCCACCATCTGCACTTTCTAATCCAATTGCAAGATTTGATTTTGTCGTGTACACAATTCTATTTGGAGATGCCCAATAAGTTCCGCTATCCATATAGCTCTGAATTACATTGTCCCATTCTGGTACTGGAATAACGGGAACGCCACGATATTTCAATTGATTTCCGCCTTCCTGCAACATGTTTATGGCATTGTTATATCCATAATTCTTGGCAAGATCTTCAAGATAGCCATCGAAAATATTTTGCGTTACCAAAATCTGTTGATCAGACATTGTTTTTAATTTTAACGGTGCACTATCATATACGGCTTTGATGTATGCATGACATTCGCTTGATGTAAGCGTTTGATTTGCGTATGTCGTTTGTGCATTTTCAGTAATCGTTGTTCTTCTTGCGTGTGTGCTTGCATATATATCTGCCAATAATTGGAAGAAACCGTCATTGATATTAAAGTAATCGGGATCAACGCTGTTGCTCAATTCGCCCGCGGGAGAATCGTTAAAATTAGCGGCATTAGTATCACCAAACCAAGCATAGCGGAACAAATCGAGCGATAATGCCGGCACAAGTTGTGCCATTACTAATTGTTCAACAACAGTTCCAGTTAAATCATTTGCGTCTAAGCCAAGTTTTTGAGCGAGTTGCAAAATTGTTCCATCAAGATCGGAACGACAAGTATCAATGATAACTTCCCAGGCGGTGGGATTCCAGGTCTTCTTCGACAATGTCATCTTTGCACTGCCATCGGCAGTTGGACTACATCCCTGACGAGCCTTCATTAACAGACCAAACGTGCCGTACAGACCAACATCTTCAGCAGCACGTATTCCACTATACAGCGTGTGTATAGCGTCAATTTTATTCTTCTGCTCGAAGATTGCTTTCTTAATAAGTTTTCTTACATCAGCGTTAATTGTGTTAAGAGTTAACGCACTCGGATTAATTGCTGCCATCTTTTAATTATTTTTTAAGTTAGACATTTCTTTAATTTATTTTTTTAAAAACGCTTTTTCAAAAGCATCATAAGGCGAAGGTTTATTCGCCGAATAATTTTCTCTCTTTCCCGGAACAAACGAACTTTTCGCAGTTGCATTTACCGCCTTTTTATTTTCAAATTCCGAAATTTTATTTTTTAGTTGTTCGATTTCTGCCCGAAGTTCCTCGATTATTTTTTCATTTTTCGCCTGCTCATTTATTTTTTCTTCTGTATTAACGCCGGGTTCTTGTTTATCTCCACTCTGTTCTTCTTTTTGTTCTTCGACTTTTTTAATTTCTACAATTACCCCATCTTTCACAACAATTACTTCACCTGTTTCTAATTTATATTCTCCGTCCGGCGATGCCTTATCTCCAATCATCAAATCACCTTCTTCTCGTTCTACCGTTAATTCTTTCCCATCAATGTCAATGATTACGAGAGCAACGGGTTTAGATAATTCCTGTTCCGATTCTTTTTCGCTTCCGAATATACCTTCGGAAATAAGATTTAATCCATTTTTAATTTTTTCAATGTTCATAATACAATTATTTTTTTTATTATTAAAATATGCCATTGCTTTTGCAACTTCTTTTAATCCTGTTGCAAATCCAAATTTTATTGCTTCATCCGCCGTCATGAAACGTTCTTGTTTCATCAATTCAAGAACTTCGCTTTTACTCAATGATGTTCTTTCGGAATAAATGTTTGCAATTTTTTCTTCCGTCCCCCGCATCATCTCGGCCATTTTTTGAAGATCTTCAGACGTCAACGATTGGCCCGATGGGTCTATCCATGGAAGATGAATCATTAATTCAGAACTTTTGGCCATCAAACGTTCATCGCCTGCCAAAAAAACAATCGTTGCAATAGAATAACACTTACCATCAACAATTGTTTTTATTTTCTTCCCCGATGAACGAAGTAATTCGTATATCGCCATCCCTTCCTCTACCTCTCCGCCCGCAGAATTTATTCGCACTACAACCTCTTCATCATCTTTTGCACGCCTAAGAGCCTTTGCCACATCAAGGGCGCAAACCCCCATGTATGAATCAATTACATCGTATATGTATATTTCCATCGATAATAAAATTTTCGTTATAAATATACGTTTAAGATAAACTAATTACCAAAATTTTTTGCGTAGTTTTAGTGTTAAAAAATGTAATATTTTTTGTTCATTTTTTAATTTCTAAAATATTATTTAAGATCCCATAATTAATCCCTAATTGTATTTTACATCCTAATTTGGTCAATGCATCTCTTAATTCTGCAAAATCTTTTTTTATTTTATCTGCTCTTCCAGATAATTTTTCATGCGTCACAAAATCAACACCCCAAAGAGTTATAGTATCAGGTTTATAACATTGATAAGCAAAACACACGGCAACAAACGGAGATGATATGCTAATTGGATTTTTTTTTTCTAAAAGTTGTTTGTAATATTCATTACGCTTGCCAAGTAAAATTAACATAAAATTTTTCATGTCCGACCATTCAACAAGTTGCGAGACAAATACTTTATATCTACTTTTATATATCTCCGACAAACGTTCTTCAGAAAAACGATTCTTGCCATCAACAACAACAAGATAATCGAGAACTACATCTCTATCAATGTATCTACAAACATCATTAATTCCAATCTTTATATCGTCTTCTGCTTTATATTTATTTATCGATTCACCGCAAGCTAAAATATCTATATTCATAATTCTTTCTCGTATATTTTTTCCATAAAATCTATCGCACGTCTCAATTGCCAACCGCTTATCCCACATTCTATTGTCATTCTTTTGGCAATATTTTTTTTATTCCCAGCAAGACGAAATGCCAAATATTTTTTATACCATTCATATTGATAACATATTCTATTGGACAATAATTTATGCCCCTTTAATTCCTTTTCGTTTTGTCTTATATATTCATACGTTGTCATAAGTCGAAATTTTTCTTTTTTCTTGCTTCGAACAAAATTCTATCTCCATCATTATATTTTTCTCCCCTCTTATATGTTTCGTCCCATACAACATTGTTGTTTGTTTCCGGGTGTTCATGCCTAATTATTATATCGTCAAAATAAACACATTTATTTAAAATCTTTGATACCTCTGTAAATTCAGCGTCACAATAAATATTTTTATAGCCCCAATAATATATGTATCCGAATCTATCATAATAATTTCTGCCAATTATCGGAAGTGTATTTAATCGCTTTCCCTGAAATCCATCATTAAACCACAAAACACCATCTGTATCAGGAAAATAATCTCTCATTCTATCCCTTATTACATTATCAAAACCATCAACAATTGGTATCATGTCATCACTGCAACAGATAACAATGTCCCACTTATAATCATTTATTTTATTTATCAATGCCATGTCATTACATGCAATAATTTTATTCGCATGTCTTGAATGTGTAATGTGCATATATTTGTATTCTCTGATACGATCCAATACTTCAACTTTATTCATTTCATCATCATCATCGTCAATGACAATATGAAAAATAAAATTTTCTCCCTTTATTTTTTTATAATACTCATCCAGCGTATTAAAAAACTTTTCACGTCGTCCACGTGTCGGGTACTGAAATAATAACTGATAATTTTTTTCTTGTTTCATATTTTTATTTTTTTTAGTTTAACATATCCATCTGACAAACGACAGAGATAAAATCTACACTTCCTCTTATTCGTTCGATTGACTTCCTTAAGTTCTCCGTGCCATCAAAAACATTATAACTTACTCACAGCCTCATGCTTATTTATCTTATTTATAATCGATAAATAAAATTCAAAAAAAACGCCTGTGTGCCTTTTTAAAAATTCTAAATTTTTATCATCAAAAACCGAAGACAAATATAATGAATTTTTTACATTACGATGATATATTTGTGATTCTTTTTTGTGACCCATCGTGCCAGATTCCGAAATTCCTTTCATTCCAATATTTACAACATTTTCATTTTTTGTAAAATCATTCAGACCAACATAAATCGCATTCTTTATTCTTCTCGTTAAAAAATAATCAAAATCTACATCCCACTCATTCGGCACACATTCATTAAAAATTCCACGTCCTAAAACCATACTCATTGCCGATGAATGTCCTTGATGTCTTAATAATGCAAAACGTTTTAATCCTAAATGATAATAAATCGTATTTCTTATTCCAAACAAATTTGGCTTCCCTAATTGTTGATACAATGTAATTACATTTTTCAAATAATCATCAGAATAATAATCATCTTCTTCCCACAATGCAACACATTCACATCCAAGATTAAAAAGATATATCAACCCATTAATATATCGCCAATTCAAATCTACATTCGTTTCTTCTTTGTGTTCCCAATCCATTACAAGCACTTCATCTGGTTGTAACGTTTGCCTGTTTAACATCTCAAAAGATTTTTCAAGAAAAAAATCTCTCTTATGTTGCGTTGGAATTAGAACGCCTATCATAGATTTGCAGAATTTAATACTCTTATTCTTTCTTCTTGTTTTGCATTTATGTCTTCCACTGTTACTATTGGAGCAGGCATTTTCTTTATCGCTTCTCCTACTGCCTCATTTTTCATCATGTCAATTTTGGGAGTTGATACATTAGTTGTTGAGCCAGCAGATGAAAAACCGCTCAAAGAAAAATCTCCACCCGTACCACCTCTTGTTGGTATCTTAACTCCATCGACAATTTTTTTTGCTTTTGCAATGTTTGTCAGAACTGCACCAATCGTTGATGCTATGGCAACAAGATTAACAGGAAAAGGTTGAGCCATACTTGATGCAACGCCTTTTGAAATTGCAACTCCCGTATCAAGTGCTATTTGGGCTAATGCAAGCGATTTACTATATTGTGCTGATTGACGTCCAAATGCATCTCCCATTGCCTCGATTCCTGCCAATAAATCCATTCCGGCCATTCCTAATTCTGCACGCATTGCCCACTTTGCACGTTCTTCTTCAATTGATTTTTCTTTGAGTTCTTTTGCAACGGCCTCTTCAATATTTTTATATTGATATAGATTTGACAAAGTATCATTAAAGCCAGCTTTGGCATCACTCATTCTTTTTTCTCTATCTTTTGCCTCTTCGTCTTCTGTTTTTGCAAAAATATTTTTTAAATCATTAGAAACATTCTCGTTCGTATTCGAAAGATAATCCTGCCAAAGTTTTCCACTTAATTCAACTACTTCTTTCGAGTCTGCGGATATCTCTTCTTGCAATTCTTTCGCCTTTAGTGCTAACTTTCTTGTGTCTTGTTCAAATTCCGATTTTACCTGATATAACTTCGCTTCTGATTTTGATAATTCTTCAAGTGATTTTTCGCTCGCTTTCTTTATTCCACCCTCAATTTCTATTTTTTTCTGTGCAATCTTATATTCAAGTTCCGCATTTTTTAATCTTATCTCTAATGTTCTACGTTCAAATTCAATAGCATCTTTCGCAGCACGCAATCTCTCTTCATTTGTTCTCGTTTCATCTTTTACTATTGTTTCTGCTTTTTGTCGCAAGTAATTATTTCTTTCTATTTCAACGTTCTGTGCTCTTAACGCATCCTCAAGTTCATTTTCCATTCTTTTTAATTCTCTCGCAGATTCTCCAGCACGTTTCATTTTCTCTTGCATTTCCTTGTCTATTCCAGTGAGACCAAGTATAACGGCGTCGCCCATTCCCTTAATCGCATTTTGAAATTCAGACATATTACCGCTAAACAACGCCTTTAATGCTGCTGCGGCACTTTTTCCTAATTCATAAAATGCTTTAAATGGTCGAATGAGAAAATCTAAAATTTGTTGTCCTGCTTTTTTAAAATCTCCTGAAAATAAAGCAGTGGCAAAATCTTTAATCGCATTGATTATTGGCTGAAATAATCCTTTGAGATATGCCATCGTTTCGGAAAATTTATCCGCTCCTTCATCAGATGAAGTGAACGCCTTATAAAGTCCATATAACGCAGTCGTTATTGCGGTTATAATAAGCACGACAGGATTTGCAAGTAATGCTTTTAATTGTGACCCAAGAGATGAAATACCAGATGTAACACTCCCTATTGGTCCCGGCATGTTTGAAAGAGCATCAACAGAATTTCTTATCGCCTGCTCATAATTTCCAACATTTAATCTTCCATCTTTAACTCCAGCATTAAAAGATAACAAAGCATTTTTTGCGTTTTCAACATTTGATTTTGCTGTTTTGTATGCTTCTGTTAATTCTATTGTTCCGTCGGCATTAACTTTCAACAGCCCGGCTTGTTTGCGTAATTCAACCTCTGCGGCAACCCATGTATTATATAGCTGTTTGTAACTTCCCTCATTTGATTGTATCGCTTCCGTTGTGTGTTGTATTTGTTTTAGATTTTCGTTATATTCTTTCGACAGTCTTTTTATTTCGGCCTCTATTGTAACAAGTTCTTTTGTATGGTCACCATCGGCTTTCTGTAATTCCTTGCGTTTATTTTTTAACTCGTCAATTTCATTTTTTAATCTCGATGTTTCATCAATAACCTTATCGAGATTAGTATCTATTTGTAATAATATTTTTTCTTTTTGTTCAGCCATATCATCTTACTATTTTTATTAATTCAACTTTTGTCGGACGTCCGGGAATATAATCAACTATTTTATTCACATAAAAAAAACAATTATAATAACTAACATACACAGGTTTTGATGGGTCAAGATTTAAATCGTTTCCAGTCAAATCAAAATAAGCAATTACTTTTTTCGATTCATCGAGCATGTCCGTAAAAACATCATAATTCTTCAGAATAATATTGCCCCAATTTAAATTCTCGGAATTGGATGTCGCAGTATCACTACTGAAAATTGCAAATGGGGCATTGCTTATATATGTTGAATTTCCAAAATTATCCCTAACTGAAATAGATTTTCCTGTGGCAATTTTTAATGAGAATACAATCGGCTTTAATTTATTTTTATAAAAATATCTTACAAGCGAAGTATTGTATTGCAAAATAGGATAATATTCATATCCCGCAACACCATAATTACTTACATTAACAGGAGCAACGGCCGCACAACCCGTTACTTTCAACGAATAAATATCTTTTGATGATGAATCTCCGAAAGCCTTATCATTTTTCAATATCAAATCTCCAACACCATAAGGATTTGCAATATCATCTTTTTCAAATTTAAAATTCATAATACTCGGAAGACCAATAGAAAATGAAATAGAATCTTCATATAAAAATTTGTTACTCCAATCGTAAGCAGAATTTTCTTTTAATTCATCCAATCGCACAAATCTTATTTTCTTATTTTCCTCATCGACTAAACAAATAGAGCCAGTCAAAGCACAAACAGTCCTAATAAATTCTGTGCAACTTAAATCAGGTAAAGACGTCGATATGGTTATCTTGCCACCATAAGATGTGTTATATCTCGTGTAAGAAGTTATTGTAAATGATACTGTTCTTAAATATAAAGGATAAGTTCTTCCTGTAACATCTCCTGCCGCAAATTGAACAGTATCGTCGGAGTAAAAAAATCCACTGTATTCTAATGTATCTGAACCATACTGAGTTGTATTTGTTTTCTTTACAAGAGCATTCGCAACTGTATGATCATTATTTTTTGTTATTGCCGTGTAAAATCCACCAGTTTCGGAAGAATCCCATAAATAATCTACTTTAAATGTGTAATAACCATTACATGGTATCGTGTATTCATTATTGTCAAAATTATTCCCCGGATCTGATTCCGCAGTAACATTTGTAATCTTATAAAGTTGATTAACATATTGCCATGGCAAATTATTGATGTCGATATCTGATCCATTTGCGTTAAAATCAATAGCTCCAGAATATTTTAATTCGGATAATGCAAGACAATATTTGGCAAGCATATCTTTCATTGTGGATGTCATTCCATTGTCATCTAATGTATACCCGCCGAAATTATTTGCCATATAATATAATAGGCCTTTAAAATTTATCATCGGAATTAACTGATCTACATAAACGCTATTTGTGTCAGTAACACCATAATAAGGATTATCATTGCCTATCATTAAGCGAAATGTCGTATATGGATTTTCATAATATCCATCTAATGGATTATTTAAGCGATCAATAACCGTATTCCAATTCCATGTAAAATTCAATGTATCAAGATTAATATCGGTTATTTTTTTATCTTTTATTTTTTCAAAAAATGTTACAAAATTATCATACACTCTACATTTATAACCCTTCGAATCGTGACTCTCTACATAAGCCTGCCCCTTTCTGACAATGCAAACTTCATCAAAATATAAATCCGCCGTGAATAATTGCAAAATGTTACTCGTCGATGTTATCAACCCACTATCCCGGAAGAATGCTTCGTTCCTCTCGGTATGTGGCAAATCAAAAACATTGGAAAACGAACTCTGAATACTCGAAAAATCCTCAATCGTTTTAAATTGTTTCGTTATTGCGATTGAGTTTTCTACAATATCTACAAGCGTATTATTTAAATAAAGTTTTACCATTCCTTATAAAAATAATTATCAATTAAAATTGAAAATTCAACAACACCAACATTACTCGTCCGAAGATGTTTCACTTGCGGATTTTCTATTTTCACTTGCAACCACTTTGCTCCTTCAAATTCCCACGTGTTTGGATTGGTTAGCATCCACACATATTTCGATACAAGTAATGTTTCTATTGCCTTTAATTCATTTTTGGTAAGTACACCTGTTCCTAAATCAATTTTCTTTTTATATTTTTTATCAACCTGCTCAAATATTTTTTCTCCAATACCCCACGTCCAGAGATTTATATCTGTTTTTTCATCAGTCGTTGTTTCATAAGTTAAACAATCAAATAAATAATAATCATATTGCCCTCTTGTATTCAGCCAGCAAAGATAAATCGCAGTGTCCCGGAATGTTTCAATATATTTTACAAATAGATCTTTACTTAATTTTTCACTATTTGATTTTTTTACGTACAACGTTTTGTTCTCATCAATGTAATTTTTCAAGTTTATATGTTTTATCCCGCTTCCAATATCTGCACTTGTCGTAGTTGTCCCTTCAAAATACAAATTTCCAACATTTAAATAATTATTCCCGAGTGCACACACAGCAAGTTCCATCGGAAGGCCTTTATAATATTTCAATTCTTCAAAATCAGTTAAAAATGGATTATCGTTGATTATTGAAACGTTCTGAATTGAATCCACATAAATTAAAAACGCACGTAAATGCCTGTTCCCAGTTTTTGTGAAAGTAATAGAACCAGAATAACCAGATAAATCTTTCGATATGTTTGTTATTGAAGACCCCAATTCCTGAATGATTATAAATGAATCTATTAAATTAAACGAAGAAGGAATTTTGTAATAAATGGTACATGATCCAGAATAATTCACATCATATTTTTGTGCGAAATAAATTTTAACATCATTATTTTCTTTGTAATTTATTGCTGGTATAACCTGATCCACAACCCACCAATAAAGGCTCATCGCAGCGCCGCCATTATCTGTTATTAATAACATTTTAATATTCGATCTTTTGTTAGTTGGTATCGATGATATATCTATGTTATATGTCCCGACTGAAGAAAGCCAATTCGTCTCGACCAAAACATCAAGAGTGATTCCATCGAGCAACGATAATTTTACACTGCCATAACCAACACCACTAATATAGATTCTAAAATATTGTGCATGATTTGATATTGCAAAAGAATCAATAATTAATGTTGCTTCCGCAGTTGAATCAAAAGAAATAAAATTATTATTTATTGATAGTGTATTAAATCCATTTTGAAAAAAAATATCATTCTCATAAAAATACCGCTCACAACTAAATGTTTCTGTTATATTTTTTGTCAATCCCATCATATAGTCATTACCGCTTGCTATATTAGGATAATCAATCGGGTGTTGACCATAACAAAAGTAAAATGTATCAGTTGAATAAGTTCCACTCGAAATGTCCTTATATTTAAATGTAGCCTGTCCATATCTATCAGAATCATCGGAGTTACCACCAGTAAAATTAAAATTATTTTTTCTTTCACACCATGAAGCAATAAAACGTCCGATGTCGACCTTTATATTTTCATAATTGGAATATAATCTTTGCGATGTTACAGTCGTCGTGCCTATTACTACTTGTATATCTATACCACTACTACCACTGCCTGGCTGTATCTCATAGATAATGGGATTTCGAACAGATATTAAATTACAACCGCCTCTTTTGGGTGATGTTACTATCGTTGCCATTTATTTTTTATTTTAAGCTCTTTATAATTTCTGAATAAGAATTTACAACAACATTTGTTACGCTTTTCTTTATTGTTTCTGTTTCTTCCTGTATTATTCCTTTATAAACATCAATCGGATTTGTTCCATTATTTGTTTTTCTATACAACTCTGTACCATTCTTATTGATAAGATATCTCATTCCTTTTACTTTTCTTTCCTGCTGTTTTGCCGTGCCAGTCAGCATTCCACGTGAACGCATCCAGCGATATAAATTATATTCAAATGCCGTATCAAATGGCTTCGGTGGTTGCGGTTTCGATGGCTCATTGCTTTTTCTTCGTCCACGACCATGCTCAAACACAGGAAACCAAAATGGGACAATAATACTCGCTCCAGTTGATTTTTTTTCAACGCTCATATATTTTCCTGTTGCTGGCTTCTTCTGTTTTATTCTTTTCGCAATCCGTTCAACGCCATCAGTAATAATATTTATTGCCTCATCAAGCCTCATAATTAATTATAATAATCAATTATCATAAAAACATCTCGAGCCAATTACTTCTTCTATTTCCATTGTCAATCTTACCCCTATAACATTTACATCATATTCCCCCTCTCCAACTTTTAACCAACGCACCGTACCCGAAAAATTTAAATCTCCATCTTCAAATAATCTTTTGTATATTTTCGCTGCCCATAATCTCGTTAAACTAATATATGTATCATTAACCTCTGCACTATCTTGCAGATCTGTTTTTTGTAATATATCTATAACATAATGATTAACAGTGGCAACATAATTACCTACAATTTTCATTTCCCCTTCTGCAACTTCATACATAATGATGATTGGAAATTTAGTATTATCATCGAGCAATATATTTCCTTCATGCCGTCGGATATAAATAAATCCAAGTCCAAATTCTTCTGCTAATTCTCTTACTTTATTTTTCATTTTTCATTTTATTTAATACGATTTTATAATATTTTTCCCTAAAATCAGATTCATCTTTTAAATAATTCAAAATTAAAAATGCCTCGTTATATGACAATTTTCTTACTTGCTCAATTGTTATATGCAACTCTCTTGCTATTGAAAATAAAGTCCCCCAATCACTATATTTTTTAAACAATTCTATACCCGCTTCAATTTCATCTGGTGTTGGCTCATGATGTAAAACATTTTCTCTGTTAATCAATTCATCAAAACAAGCCCACGTGTACCTTGCAATCGGATAACCATCAATTAATTTTATTCCAAGTGCTTTTCTTTTCCAATATTCGACACTTGCCTCATCATTTAGGTTTATATTCAGTTCATCCGAAGCAAGGCACACAAGTGGGATTGTAATTGTATCAATTCCGGCATAATCATCTTTTAAAAATAAATAGTGATCAACTGTGAACCAATTTTCAAAAATTGATTTAACTTTTATTTTTTTTCCTGCAATTTTAAAAAAAAGTGGTGATTTAATTTCATTAAGAACATCAGCAAGATGATAAGTATAATCACCAACACGCAATTTTTTTATTTTTCTTATTCCTACCATAATTTGTTTACTATTGCTCTCGGAGCTTTTCTCACTTCAAACCAATGGCTCATTACCGCATATCTCAATGCATCTGGGGCGTGGTCAAATGCCTTCTTGGGCTTATTCAATAATCCGCCAAAAGATGATGTATCATAAACATAATTTCTGAAATCTTTTATTGTCTCTAATGATCTACTTGTTATATTTATCTTATGCCTTCTTACAAAATCAATCCCTGTGTTTATTTCTCCCTTAACTCCTGGGCGAACATCAAAGCCCCCACGTCTCAATTCCTCAATGCTCTTGGGCTCTGCAGCATCTGCATATATAATATCTTTTACTCCTGCAGATCTCATCTTGTCGGCAATATCATCATTTGTCAGTCCTCGTTGATATATTATTTCATCCACATACAATTCACCATCACTTTTTACAATTTTTAAAAGCACTGTCGGGTCATTAGAAAATCCAAAGTCTAAACCATAACAATAATCTTTATCAGCCGGAAGTTCGCTACAAATCGCAACGTCCTTATACACCAAACCTTCACGTGTACCAGTTAATCCTAATCCATATACACGCCACCACTGCTCATCGTCTTTGTATGATTCTATTTCGGCGATAATATTTTGTGAAAGAAAATCATTGTCTTTGTATGTTGAGTGTATAACAATAGCATTATCTCTTATTGATAATATTTCGTCGGCCCAAAATGAATGCGTTGGATTGTAATCAATAAAAATTGTTCCACTTGTTCGCTGAATTAATTGTCTTGCAGTTTCCCAATCCATGTTTTGTGCCTCATTGATAAATAAGTGTTTTCGTGAGGCACCATGAGCCTTTCCGGGATTGTCAAGCGAGACAAATTCAATTAAACATTTT